ATAAACATGAGGCTGCATTAGCAGATAGTGGATTGGATGAATTGGATTTAAAGGATGAAGATTTTCTTGCAGCTTTTAGAAAATATAAAGAACTACAAGAAGCTGATCCAATACTATCTTTAATTAAAACGGCATATAATACGATTTATAAGATGCGTGTACATCTTGATAGTATTGATTTTTCAATAATAGATGGTGATGGAAAACCAATATATAAACCAAAAGATGTTATTGCTGATTTAACAAGTATAAGTAAAATAAGGACAGAACTTCAAACACTTGAAGAATTGCATAAAACAAATCAAGAAGCAGCTGCAAAAGTACGAGGAGATGTTCCTCTTGGCTTACTTGACTAATATGGACTAATATGGCTATTGATAAGGTAACTGGTAAAAGAAAAAAATTGGTAAAGACTGAAACTGATAAAAAGAATGAAAAGAAACAGAAGACTTTACCAAAATTTGATACCACGTATGAAGAAGAGTTAATTAGGCAACTTTTTGAAGAAAAAGAAAATAAGATAAATACACTTTTAGATGATTCTACAATAGGTACTATTTCTAATGAAGTTAATAGTACTTTCGTTCATCACGAAAGACCTGGCGAGGATTGGGATGTTCCAATAACAGAAGAAATTAAATATTTTGATCCTGAATTATCTTATGAATTGTCTGGATATCGTCCAATTACTATGAAAAAAGGATTGGATTTTGATCCAGAACCATTTAGAGAAATGGCACGTATTTATGAAACTACCGGAAGTTATACTAAATTTCCAGAAGGTTCAAAACCATGAAGAGATTTATGGATGCGAGAGGTTGATCGCATGACAAACGGATATCAAATTGGAAAATATAGATTAACTGGAGATAATTATTATTTTATTAATTATTATCGAATGCAAACAGTTAATGAAGATTCAATATCTGGTACAGGTCGTTCTGAAAACTTTCCTTCATTTCTAGCAAAACAGTATGAATGATTTCATTATGTAGAAATTGCTGAAAAAACAGCAAATGACGCGTGTATATTGAAAGCTAGAGGTATTGGTCTATCAGAGGTTGTTGCTGCAATGTCTGTTAGACCATATACAACAAAACCAAAATATAAAGTTCTTTTGACGTGTGAGGCTGATGATAAATTACAACCATTACGTGATAAATGTTGATTCCAACTAGATTGATTAAATATGAACACATCTGGCGGATTACGACATGTACGTCAAAAGATGAATAATAACGATACTAAAAGAGCATCTAAAGTAACTAGAGATGGACAGGAATTTGGTTGAATGTCTGAAATAAGATCGGTTGTAGCAGATAACCCTAATAAAGTTAGAGGTGAACGTACTGATCGACTAATATATGAAGAAGCTGGTTCTTCTAAATCTCTTGTAAAAGCATGAATTCAAGGTGCGTCTTTAACTCAATTAGGTGGTACACACTTTGGAACCAGAATTGCTCTTGGAACTGGTGGCGATGATATGGCTGTAGGTGGTCTTGCTACTATATTTTCTAATCCAGAAGGATTTAATATTCTTCCATATAAGAATTATGACACTTATGATGGAAAGCCAGAACTTACAGCATTTTTTATTCCAGCACATAAATTCGCTCTAGCTAAAAAATATCTTGATAATAGAGGTGTTACAAATTGACCGGAACTAAAAGCTTATTATGAAAAACAAAGATCTAAATTATCTGGTAAAGCTTTATTAGACGAATGTGCAGAACATTGTTTTATTCCAGAAGAAGCTTTAGCAAAAACTGGAGCTAACGTTTTTGATTCAGAATTAATCTCTCAACAAATGATGAATATTAAGATTCATGGTTTAGGTGATAAATTAATTCCAACTGCATTAGAATGAGATAAAGATGCTCCAAAATATTCTAAAGTGAATTCGTTTGAATCTCCATCATCTAAATTATTTGTAATAGAACCTCCACAAAAAGATCCTGAAGGAAATGTTTGAAAAAATTTGTATGTTGGTGGTATAGATGCTATTGATTTGGGTACAGATAATTCTGCAGAAGATAATGATGTTTCTGATTTCTGTATTGTTATTAAAAGACGTGTATTTGGTGATCGAGAACCAAAATATGTTGCAATTTATAAGGATAGACCAAGAGATATTCGAGTTGCGTACATGATCGCTTTTAAATTACTTATATGATATAATTGTCAAGCAATGCTTGAATTTACAAAAATATCTTTTCAACAATTTTTAAGAGATCGAAATAAAGAAAGTCTATTAATGAGTAGACCAGAATATGCTGTATCTGTTAGAAATAAAAAGAAAACAAATAAACGTTTAATTGGAATTCCAGGTACAGAAGCTGTTATTAAGCATGGG